GTGCCGAGGAAGCGCGATTCGGGTGACGGGGCGCTCTACGCGATCCGCGGGGGCAAGCTCTGGCGGGCCGTCATCGACGACGGCTTCCATCCCGACGGCCGACGTCGTCAGCGGGTCGTCACGTCGAAGACGAAGGAGGGCGCTCGCCGCAAGCTCGACGCGATCAAGGACCAGATCAAGCAGCACGGCACCGCGCTCGACACGAAGACGACGCTGGACCAGTGGGCGACGCACTGGCTCGAGACCGTCGGGAAGCCGAATCTCAAGCCGAACACCCTGCTGTCCTACGAGTCGGTCGCGCGGAACTGGATCGTCCCCACGATCGGCGCGAAGAAGGTCGCGCTGCTCAAGCCGTCCGACGTGCGCATCATGACGAAGGCCGTGGCCGATGCCGGCCGAACCTCGGCGACGTCGCGCAAGGCGTACCAGGTGTTGTCGCTCATGCTCGAGTCCGCTCGCGTCGAGGGCATCGCCTCCCGCAACGTCTGCGAGGACGTCAACGCTCCCGTGCAGGGCGAGTCGAACCGCGGCGCACTCAGCACGGACGCAGCGCTGTCTGTCCTCAAGGTCGCCGCCGAGCACGACGACGGAACCCGCTGGTGGGTGGCACTCCTGAGCGGTCTTCGGCAGGGCGAGCGAATCGGGGCGCGGCTCGAGTCCCTCGACCTCGACTCCGAGCAACCGACCATCGGCGTCGAGTGGGCGCTGTCCGAGGTGCCTTTCGAGCACGGGTGCGGACGACTCGACGACGACACCTGGCGCTGCGGCAAGAAGCGCGCCGGCTCCTGCTCGAACCGTCGGCTCCGGATCCCCGACGGCTTCGAGTACCAGCAGCTCAACGGCCGCCTCTGCCTCATCCGCCCGAAGTCCGGCAAGCCGCGGTACGTGCCACTGATGCCGGCGCTCGCCGAAGCGCTCCGTCGCTACCTGATCAAGACCGCCGACCGACCGAACCCCTACGGGCTGATCTGGCGGAAGCCGAACGGTGAGCCGCACCTGTGGGGTGAGGATGAGCAGACCTGGCGCGACATCCTCTTCGAGGCAGGGATCATCGCCGACGAGGACCGCAAGCCCGGCTCCCGCGTCCCGACGACACACTGGGCGAGGCACACGACGACGACCGTTCTCATGGAGCTCGGCGTCGACGCGAAGATCATCGGCGAGATCGTCGGCCACCAGTCCGAGGCCGTAACTCGCAAGTACCAGCACGTGTCCTCAGCGGCGGCTCGCGAAGCCATGGACAAGCTCGGCTCGCACTTCGCGCTCACAAACTGAGCGACTTGCTTGACATGGCCCGGGGAGTCCGGTCTTGTAGTGGTGTGACATCTGGAGCACTGCAGCGCTGGCAGCAGGACAGAGCTCGAAGCCTGGACAACTTGGAAGCAGGGCACACAGCGCTCACGCGGGGAACTCAAGGTCGGCAGTGGTTCACGGAGGAGATGAACCACGCACTGATTGTTCGCGTCGCGGGTGAATTTCAAGGGTTCTGTCGCGATCTGTACCTTGAATCTGCGGACTTCGTATCAGCATGCGTCACTGATCCAGGGCTCGCAAACATCATGCAGCTGCAGTTCGGCACCGGGATGCAGCTGAGTAGAGCCAACGCCACGTCTGAATCACTCGCAAAGGACTTCAAGCGCTTCGGCTTCCCACTCTGGCAGGAGATGGCCGTCGTCTACCCCTTCAAGTCTCCCGCCTGGCGAGCAAGCCTGGCGGCGCTCAACGACGCCCGGAACGCGATCGCCCATCAGGATGATCTCAAGCTGGCAGCGGTCCGAGCCGCTCAGCCGCTGACCCTGGCCACCGCGCGTCGATGGCGTAGTTCACTGGGATCTCTCGCCCGAGGCATGGACAATGTAGTGGGCAAGCAAGTGAAGCTACTGATTGGAGCGGCACCATGGTGAACCAACCGACGCCGCGACGTCGTCTGCAGGTTGGCGATGCCGTATCGGTACCGTTCGGTCGACGGTGGTTGAACGGAACAGTGATCGAACGGACGAAGAGCATCGGCACCGATCCGAAGGTCGTTGTCAGCGTGCACATCGCGGGTGGTCCCGCGGACGAGGAGATGCTCTCCACCTACCGCGAGGAGATCCTGCGGACGCCGGATGGCGATCAGGACTGACGAAGACCAGGGAAGTCGTTGACGCTTCTCGGCGCTCGTGTGTCACGCACCACAAGGATGGTTATCAGCAGATCATCCTCGATCTGAAGCATCTGATGGCTGACGGGCGTCCATCCCTCGCCTATCACCCGCACAGTCTCTGGAAGGTAGATGTTTACATCTAGAGCCAAGGACTCACCAGTGCCGGCGGGGAGACGATCAGCAGGCTCGCGGAAGGTCAGGATTTTTGTCTGAAGCATGTTTCGATTGAACACCATGGCCCGCTAAGCGCTTCCCTTCGACGCTCGCTTCATTGGGCCTGCTCAGGGATGATCAGAGCTGTGCCGCACTCCTCGAGCCACCTCAATGACAAGCAGGTCCGAGTCCTCCGTTGGATTCAGCGCGGCTGCCCTGACGGCGAGTACGTGGACGGCAACTACGGCCACCGCATCACCGCGAAAGCGCTTGCGAGTCGCGGGCTGGTTCGCATCACAGGGCATGGGCCGAGTTGGAAGGCGACGCTGACGGACGCCGGCGCGTCTCGCGTCGCCGAGCTCAAGCCATCTACGACGGCGGACGCACCCGGAGACGCAGCGGACGACTTGAAGGCGCTGCGCGACCGTCTCGAAGCGGGCGGCGGACGCTTGGGATTGAACGACCGCGATGACGACATTGACTACCCGAAGCTCGTCTGGCACTTCAACAAGAGCGAGTACCGCCCTCACGGCAAGGAGCTCCACCTCTCTTACCCGAACTGGCAGGACCGGAAGCATCCGCGACTGGAGTATCGCGATTGGTTCTGGGATCTCGTCGAGAAGCCCGAGGTCCAAGCGATCGCTCCGAAGTCCCACCTTGGGACGCTCGCAAAGACCTTCCTGGAGTCGAAGGGCGACCAGTTCGTGACGAAGGAGTCACTCCCCCGTGCCGCACGCATCATCGAATCGATCGTCCGGCACGCGGCCAAGGCCGGCATCACGACCAGAGACCCACGCGCCGTCGACGAGCGCACTCGACGGGGCGGAGGCTCGGCCAGGGAGTGGAGTGGGCACATCGAGCTCGACGTAGGCGAGGCCGTATTGCGTGTGCAGGTCCGCGAAGTCGGTGGTCGCGGCGGGGAGAAGTTCGACTGGTCCAGCGGTGGATCGTTCGACCGGAAGCTCTACGACCAGATTCAGCGCCTGCCTCAGTGGCAGCGCAACCGGAATTATTGGTTCGTTCCGACGGGGAAGCTCGAGCTACGAGTTGCGCGCCCCGGGTTCGGTTTCGACGGGTCGAAGTGGGGAGACACGAGGACTGACCAACTCGAGGATCGCCTCGGCGATGTGTTCCAGCGACTCGGCGTCGCTCAGCTTGAGCGGGAAGCGGCAAATTCGCGAGCGAGGGCGGCCGAAGAAGAGCGCGACCGGGACTGGGCGGCGGCCATGACCCGAGCGAAGGCTCTATTTCGAGCGAATCAGGAGGAGGCTCTGCTCATGGAACAGGCGTCGAGATGGAGACGGCACCACGAGATCACCGCGTTGGTCGAGGAATTGAAGCGACGCAGCCGCGATGACGGGGCAGACGCAGCGACCGTCGAATGGATCGCCCTCGGCGAAAGAGCAGCTCGCCGGCTCGACCCTTTCGAAGCTCTGGCAGCACCCAATTACTCGAACCCAACAGCAGAAAATCTTGAACCGTATCTCGATGGTTGGAGCGCCTACGGACCTCGCCGCGCACACTAATCGAGACAACGATCGATCACGTGCCAGGGCCGGCGTCAGCTATTGCCTCGCGATAGATCCCTGAACCGCTCCTTGAGCTCGTTGAGGAGAACGTCGGTGTTGTACGCACTCAACGCCTCACGCACCGCCAACCGTGCGTCGTAGGCCTGCTGCTGCTGTTCGAGCACATATTCGGAGTTCGATCGCAGCGCTTCGGAGTATTCATCAGGCGACAGATCGAAGCTAGCCGCACGCTGAGCGAACTCTGCTTCCAAGCGTTCCTTGTCGTCCTGTGACAACGTCTCCGGATCAAGGAAAAGTCGCTTGAAGTCCTCGAATGTCAGGTCTGGATCGCCACTCATCTCGCGGTGATCGACGTACCTCAGCTCATCGCGGAGGACGCGCTGCACCTTGTAAGCCTGCCTAGGCGGCACACCCTTCGACTCCCAGTTGGCCACCGTCTTCTGGTGCACGCCGAGCTCGTCAGCGAGCTGTCCTTGAGTCCAGCCGTGCAGCTGACGGGCGTCGCGCAGCTTCATCCAGGAGATGTTCATGCCTCAACCCTGGCAAGAACTGGCAAGAGAAGCAACTACGCATCGGCACCAGTTAGGGGTATTGCCAAATTTATCGTTGCCTGTCTTGCATCTTCACTCCCTCTTGCCTATCTTTGACGCATGCAGACACGACGACTGAACGGGACGGCGCTCCGGACCATCCGCGAACTGTCGGGCCTCCGCCACGGGCAGTTCGCCAAGCGGGCAGAGCTCGACCCTGGGTACCTCACCAAGCTCGAGAACGGCTCCCGCCAGCCGTCGCCCGCTGTCCTCCGTCGCCTCGCTGACGCGCTCGGCGTCTCCTTCGAGGCCATCTCCTTCCCGGTGGTGGTCGAGGACGCCGCCGTAGGAGCAGCAGCATGACGGCCGGAATCGCCGTGCGAATCGAGTTCGCACCAGCGCTATTCACCAGAGAGCTCGCCGCGTATTACCTCAGCTGCTCTCTCCGCGACATCGACGATCTCCGTGCGAAGGGTGAGCTGATCCCCGTCGGAGACACGAAGCGGGTCAAGTTCCGCAAGTCCGATCTGGACCGCCACGCGGAGAACCTCGCCGAGCGCTCCTAGCCGCTCCCCCTCCATCTTCCGATCGCATGCGCCGCACGGACGGCGCTGATCGGCGCGCCTGGAAACGACCCCGTAAGGGCACGACCTCGCCGCATCCGCACCTTCACAACTGCACAGCGTGGCAACAACGCAAGGCACGACGTACACGGCACCCGTAGCTGGACAACCCGTCGTCGTGCACCCAGAGCATCCGTCGCGGCGACGGGGCACCACAACGAGCGCATCGCGCCGGGTGTCGAACTGCTGCGACAGCCCGTCCCCAGGAGCTACCGCGCGAGCGGCGGCGGGGGCACGTCCGGATCGGCACCGGGCGGCGGGCACTCCCAGAAACCCGACAGCGAGGAGCACCGCATGACCGCTCTCGACATCATCAACCAGGACGGCACGCTCGTCGTGACGTCCGAGACCATCGCCGCCGGCTCCGGTGTGCAGCACAAGAACGTGCTCGAGCTGATCCACGCCAACCGTCCCGACTTCGAGGAGTTCGGGCAGGTCGCGTTTGAAACGCGACCTGGCTACAACAACGCCAGCGTCCGCGTCGCACTGCTCAACGAGCAGCAGGCCACACTCCTGATGACGTACCAGCGCAACACCGAGCAGGTGCGCCAGTTCAAGAAGGCGCTCGTGAAGGCGTTCTTCGAGATGGCCGCCCGGTTCAAGGCATCGCAGGCCGTGGAACTCACTCGGTCCGACCTGGCCCACATGATCCTCGACGCGGAAGCCGAGCTGGCGCATGCGCGTGCCGAGACCGAAGTACAGGCGCAGCGTGCTGCGCTCGCCGAGGACGACGTCGCCGCGTTCAAGAAGGACGATGGACTCGTCGTCCGGGCGTTCATCCAGAAGCATTTCCCCGACGAGCGAGAGTCGACCCTGTGGTCGTTCTTCTACGGCCGCGGTTACGTGGTGAACGACCCTCGCGGCCGTTGGTCGGAGACACAGCAGAGGCGCGTACCGGGTGCGAACCACCACATGCCGCTGCAACCGGGCCGTGAGTGGTTCCACGCACCGGAGCAGCTCGACCGCAACCGGAAGCCCCGCCGGCAGCTGCGCGTTCGGCGCGACCGAGAACTCGACCTTGTTGCACACCTGGAGCGGCACGGCTTCACGTCAATCCGCAGCACCAGTCTCGACGTCTTCGGCTCCCCGTCGACGCTCCGGGCGGTGTGACGTGCGCCAGGCATTCAAGGAGTGGGCCACCGCCGTCGCGTTCTTCTCCGCAGTCCTGGCGGCCATGTTCCTCCCATCGGCCCTGTGACCGAGGACCTCGCCCCTCGCGGCTGGCGGGACTACCACCAATCCCGGCGGGCGCAGGAACTCCGCCGCGACCTCGCCGCGGTGGAACCGGACGTCGAGGTCACCGACTGGTGGCTCGAAGACGCCGAGCCGCCGCAGCAGCCCTGAACAACCCCACCAACGACGAAGGCCCCAGCGTTCCAGCGCCGGGGCCTCCACTCCCGAAGGAGAACTGACTTGTCCGCTGCAACTCTCTCACAGGCCGCCGACAACGGTGGCGACGTCCTCGCCCAGTACGGCGTGGAGACCATCAATGTCGACCGGGTGTACGTCGCCGGCGTCGGCTACCGCGAGACCCGGCCGCTCGTGCCCGGTGACCCCTTCATCCTCACGCTCCGGCAGGACGACATGGTCGGCGCACGGGTCTACGCCGACCGCTTCGGCTGCCTCGAGCACCTCAAGCGAGACGGTCGTCAGCCCGGTTACCAGTGGGGCGACGACGAAGCGCCGGAGGACGACGAGCTCAACATGCGCTTCACCTACCTCGGCGACTACGAGTTCGTCTCGACGCACCTCGACCCGGGCACTCTCGAGATCACCCTGCGCTTCCGCCGCACCACCGCCGAGGGGGTGCCCGCATGAAGAACGCACCCGCCGGGACCGGCTCGCACCTCAAGGTGCTCCGCGAGAGCCTCCGTGTTCCGCAGCCCCTCGTCGCGGCGATGGCTGGCACGTCGACCGCGTACCTCGCGAAGGTCGAGGACGGCGTGCTCTCCCCGGCTCGGAGCTATGTCCGGAAGGTGACCGAGTCGATCATGCAGCTCGCGCAGGATCCGCCGCGCCCCTGCCCTGTCCTCGGCTGCGACAACTCGAAGCACATCAACGGGATGGACGGCCACGGCGGCATCGCCGACCTGCACCACGCAAACGAGAAGCGCGGTGAAGGGTGGATTGTGTCGGTCGAGCGCTTCGACGGTCAGGACCTCGAATGGTCCGTCTACGCCGAGGTGTCCGACGACATGGCGCTCGCCGCAGTCGACTTCCTCGCGTTTACCGCAGCGTACGAAGAAGCCGCCGCCTACGCCGCCGTCCTCAACCGACGAGGGGTCGTCATCTGATGGCCGACTTCCCCGTCAGTTCTTTCCAGCTCGACGACGACCCGCCCACTGTCGAACTATCGCTACGCGGGCTTGACCCGACGCCCGAATGGGACGGCTACACGCTCGTGCTCACGCCAGACCGTGCCGACGAGCTCGCTGCGGCTCTCAGCAGCAAGGCCGCCGATGCTCGCGCCGGCCTCATCGACATCGCTTTCACCGACTCATGATCGACCCGAATCACGAGGTACCCGCATGACCCACCATGTCGCAGTCAGCTCTACCCTGTCGGCCGCCGCCCGCGAGGCGCTGGCCGACTTCCTCTCGGCGTCGCGCTCGGTAGACGAGATCGTCAACCCGGACCGCGGCTGGCCCGCCGAAGCCACCGCCTCCATCGCGCAGGAGCTCGTCGACGCCGGCTACGGCACCATCACCAACGGCACGTTCACCCTTGACATCCGGCCGGTCGCCCCGCAGCAGCTCCCCACCGACGCACTCGACGAACTCTCCCCCGCGCTGCTGCTCATCGACCACATCGTCGAGCGCACGAACCGTCAGCGCTCGCCGGAGAAGCCGAACCCCGACAACGTGCTCGGGACGTCGTTCGCTGTCCTCCTGCAGCTGCAGAACGTCCTCCGGTTGGCCGTGTACGGCCGCCAGGGGCGTCTGAACGACGAGGACGTGGCTCGGCAGCTCCCGACCGTCGCGATCATGCTCGCCCGGGCGATCCGGGCCGAGGTGGCGTGACGCCGAACTTCAACAGGAAGGAGGCATCCCGACGTGCCTCGTGATCGCGCGAATCTGCGCACCGACCTCTGGGCAGACACGTCCTGGCGCGGCCTGACCTTTGGCGCGCAGTGGCTGTACCAGCACATCCTCACCACATCGACTCTGAACGCTTGCGGGGTCGCGGACTGGCGAACCGTCCGCATCGCAGCGATGAGCGTCAACGTCACCCCAGAGCTGGTCGAGGAGTTCGCCGCCGAGCTCGAGCGGCACTACTTCCTCGTCGTCGATCGGCACACGGAAGAAGTCCTCATCCGGTCGTTCTTCCGGCACGACGGGATTCTGCTGCAGCCGAACCCGATGAAGGGCGCTCTCCGGCAGTTCGCCGGCATCGCGTCCGGCCTGCTTCGTGGAGTCATCGCCCACGAGATGAACAGGCTGCAGCAGGAGAACCCGAACGGGTTCAGCAAGGACGGCACCGGCTTCAACGTCTGGACGCTCGAGGGCATGCGGACTCTCCTCGGTTCGCCGCAGATCGACGTGAAGAACCCTTCCGGTACCCCTTCCCCTAACCCTTCGTTGAACCCTTCACCGAAGGGTTCCCCTAACCCTTCGGTGAACCCTTCGCCTACCTCTACCTCTACCTCTACCCCTACGGATGCTTCGCATCCCGGCGAGGAGACAGAGCCGAAGAAGGCAAGGGAGACGCGGCTTCCGAAGGACTGGGCACCCGCTTCGACGCACTACGAACTCGCCCGAGAGCGTGGTGTCGACGTCGTGGCTGAGGCGGAGGCGTTCCGTCTACACGCGGAGACACACGACCGTCACGCTGCGCGGTGGAACGCCGCGTTCACGACGTGGTTGAAGAAGTCCAAGCCGCGGCCCGACACGCGGACACCTCGTCAGGGCATCACCCCGGACGAGATGCGTCGCCGACGAAAGGAGGCGATGAGCCGTGGCTGAACCGCAAGACATCGAGCTCGCGTACATCGGGGCGGCGATGACGATCCCGGAAGTGCTCGAGGTGACGTCGCTGCGTCCGGACCAGTTCGAGTCAGTGCCCTGCTGGACGCTGTTCGAGTCGATGGTCGAGCGCCACGAACGCGGCCTTGGCGTCTCACAGGCCACGATGTCGGAACTGTTCCCGAGGTACGACCGGGAAATCTGGTCCTCCACGGACAGCATGTCCGACGTCGTCGCGTGGGAGTTCCACGAGCAGGGCATCAAGCTACGAGCGATGCGGCGAGCCGTGCGAGCGGCAGCACTGCGGCTGCAGCAGGTTGCTGACGCGCCTGAGGCGGACATGGACACGATCGTCGACGTCGTACAGGCGACGACGGCGACGACGCTGGCCGCGGACGAGCGCAAGGCGACATCGATGCTCACGGACGCCCGTGAGGTGCTGGCTGAGATGCGGAAGGCCGTGAAGGTGTACCCGTCGCCGTGGCGGACCCTGAACGACACCATCGCGGGCTTCGCGCCGGGGCGGATGACCGTCATCGGGGCTCGGCCGGGGGTGGGCAAGTCCGCAGTCGCGACACAGATCGCGTTCGAGCTTGCCTCGCACGGGCCAGTGATCGTCGCGACGATGGAGATGGACAAGGGCGAGGTGTACTCGCGCATCGTGTCGCAGCAGGCGGGGATCTACTACGGCGGGATGACTGGGCAGCTGCCCGAGTTCCTCGCCGCGCGGGAAGACACCTGGCTGCGGGAGAAGCTGCGCGACATCCGAGTCATCGATTCCGGAACGCAGACGGTGCAGTCGATCCGGGCAGCCGTGCGGGCCACTGCTCGGAAGCAGCCCGTCGCCGGCGTCGTCGTCGACTACATCCACCTGCTCACCACGCCGCAGCGGATCGAGAACGAGACGCAGCGGATCAACGAGATCACCCGGTCACTCAAGCAGCTCGCGATGGACCTCCGAGTGCCCGTCATCGCCCTGTCACAGCTGAACCGTGGCGGCGACACCGGCATGCCGACGCTCAAGGACCTCCGCGGCTCCGGCGGCATCGAGCAGGACGCCGACGCGGTGATCTTCCTCTACCGCGACGAGGACACCGCCGACCACCAGCTGATGGTCCACGTCGCGAAGAACCGGCAAGGCCCGAACTTCGTGAACTTCCCCCTCGAGTGGCAGGGCGAGTTCGTCCGCGCCGTCGACCCCAACTGAGTAACCACACGGCGAGCGCCGACACCACACCGTGCCGACGCAGCCACCCCAACCGCGGCGCTCGCCGCAGACCTCGAAGGAGCACCCTTGAGCACTGACGCCTCCCACGACATCGACACCACCGACGACGCCGCGATCGACATGGCGGTCACCGCGTCCTACGCCCGGGCGAAGCTCGTCAACGCCGCGGACCTCGTCGCTCACGTCCGCGGGCTGGTCGTACCCGCCGGCGCGCAGCCATCCGACGGGCAGCCCCGCGCCTCGCGATCCGAGGCCCCGCTACCGTTCCGCCCGGACCCGCTCGAAGCGTCCGACCGGGTGTACGCGCACCTGCTGAACTGGGTGCGCTACTGGTCGGATGCGCTGCAGGTGCAGCCACCCGCCACGGCGTCCTACGCCTGGGCGACCGACGCAGGCCCGCAGGGTTTCCGGTCCACCGTCACGCCGGTCGGCGCGTACGGCCTCACTCAGACCCTCACCACGTGGCTCCTGCTGCGGCACGACGCGATCCTCCGGCAGCCTGACGCCGGCGACTACTTCACCGCGGTCGACGACTTCCTCGGCCAGCTGCGCGCCCGATTCCCGATGCGAGCACCACGGGCGCGGCCGACGCTGCCCCGACCGTGCCCGGTGTGCGCCACCGACACCATGACGATCGAACGCCGAGGCGAGCAGGTCACGGACATCGCACTCGTCTGCGGCTACTGCGCGTTCGAGGGCGAGGCGAAGGCCCTCATGAAAGACCGCGGGATCCGGTCGCTCATCACCGACATCCGCATCGAGGAAGCACCCGAGCCCACCGAGTGGTGGACGAAGAAGCAGGCGACCGACGAGATGCGGATCACCCTGCAGACCCTCAACCGGTACATCCGAGAGGACGGGCTGGCGACGCAGACGAGGGACGGCAGCGTGTACGTCCGCGCCGGCGACGTCCGCGACCTCTGGCGCGGTAAGCAGGTGCAGCGACTCGCGACGAACATGCGGCGTCCCGTCGGCGCGCAGGCGGCACCCGTGCAAGGAGCGACAGCCTAGAAGCGGCGGGTGACGACGGCTGATGTTGAACGCCGTCTTCACCCGCCGTGCTCCATCGTTGATCGCGACGAAGCCCGCACTTGCGCGACTGTTCATCCGTCGGTTAGGATTCTCGTGACACCGCATGCCCGCCCGGAATTCTCCGGCGGGCATTACTTGTACCCGTGACACCGCTCGCGAGGCAACTGCCGCACTTGTCCACATCTGGACAGGTGCGAGTTTCCTCGCACCTGTCGGATTTCCGACAACTGTCCCAAATGGGACACCTTGACCCCTAGCTCAGCGGAAGAGCACGCGGTTTCTACCCGCACGGTCGGCAGTTCGAAGCTGCCGGGGCGCTCTACAACGTCACTGGCAGGACTCAACCCGGTTCGATGTCAGTCTCATCTGGCTCTTCAAGGTCGTCGATGCTCGCAGCATCAGTCGTGATGAGTTCAAAGTGGGTCGCAGTCGGAGTAGCAACGACCTCGATCCTTCTTTGCAAAGCCGTGAGGGACTCCTTGCTAGCCGAACGGCCAACCAACAGCACTACGCGGGCCAAGTCGTCGGAGATCCTTGCACTGACAAGCGCTGCTCCGGCTTGCGGGTCGCTGTCCACCATCTCCTTGACGAGTCGCGCGAATCGGTCACTCCTCAGCTTTTCGTAGAGGACACGGGACGACGTCTTGATTCGGGGCTCAGAGACATCCGGCTGACTGAACTCAGAGCGTTTACGATTAAGGGAGAACGCCGCCTCGCCGGTCTGCTCGATGCGCCGTACTCTCTCGACCAGCTCGGAAAGCATGTCACTGTCGGATCGGATAGGTTCGTTCCCATCGTCGCCTTCCAACGGCTTCCAGGAATCCCGGATACTCGGCCAGACGACAGCCAGTAGCGCCTCGAACGCTTGATCCGGCAGATTCTTGTTTGCGGCCGTGGCAACCTGCTTCAGCAAATCGGCCATGTCGTTCTCGTCCTCAAAGTTTGTCGCTTGTCGAGGTGCTAATGGCGTCGTGATGTCACTGATCCGCAAATCGAGCAGAACCGTTGAAACGGGACATCCGAGGCTGGCGAGCCAACCACCCTCGTAGTTGAGCCACGGCGCCTCCTGATTCGACTTCGAGATCAGTACAACCCCGTAAGCCGCTGATCGCAGTTCAGCGTTGATGACCTCGATGCCATCCGCACCCTTGGCGATACTCTTGCTTGACACAAAGACATCTACCTCAACGGCACACAGGGTAGGCAAGGCCGCTTTCAAAGCTTCCGCGACGGCACGCTCGGGCTCCCCCGACCAGCTAATGAAGATCTTCACGTTCCAGACGTTACGGCATCGAAGGCCGCGCCATCGAAATGCCCTCGACAGTCTCCGGCGCGCATCAGGCCAAGAGCCAGCCGCCGGTCATGGTGGTTCGCCCACCCGCGGAGCCGAACCGCGAGAACAAGCAGGCCAGCCCGCCGCTTAAGCCGTCCAGGGGACGACAGACGGGCACCGCCTTCGAGTGGGCGGACAGGACAAGCGCGACGGTGCTGCCACCGTCAGCCGTTCAATCGGATCCGCCCCTGCCGCCCACTAGTCGTGCACCCGCACACTTCCTCGTACCCGCCGACACGCACCGCCACCGCACCCGCCGTCAAGCCCCCTGGGAGGCACGACTGCACAGCGACCAACATGCCGCGGCGCGAGCACGAGGAACACGAGTTCGTGCTTGCTTCGCGGCCGACGGCACCGGTGAAGCGTGGCGACCGATTTGCTCCCGGCGAAGTCATCTCGCCCGGGTCGACCGATGTTCCGTCCGAGATGCCGCCGGCCTACGTCACCCCACGCGGAGCTATCCGCTCTATGGTCGGTGACTTGCCATCAGCATGGCCAGGGGCGGACCGAGATCCGCTCACAGTAGCCATGTACGAAGGTCGCGACTAGGCCAGGCGGGAATGCTGCTCCTTTGAGCGGCTCTCCTTCGGCTTCTTCCCCGCGCGGTATTGCTCCACATAGGCCTGCCAATCGAGGCCGTTGTCGAAGGAGATCGTGGCCGGGTCCAGCAGAGTCCACTCGCGAACCCCGCGCCCAGGAATCTCCGCCGGCAAGTCGGATCCGGACCAAGCCTCGCCAAGACGAATGTGGTCGAAGCTCGAGATGGAGATCCGGGCTTCGGGACGGGCGAGCCCTACATCGTAGATGCTCACCGCTTCTGCACCGAGGTTCTGGACCGTCAGCTTGAACGAGATGCGGTCGACAGGATGCCCGGGGTCATCGAGGTCGTCGGTCCCGTACTCGGTCTCCACCGCGTGTTCGCGTTGCAGACCGACGCGGAGTCGTGGCGCACGCCGCGCGGCCGTGAATATTTGCCACCCAAGGGTGAAGACCGACAGCCCAAAAGCAGCAACCGCTACCCAGGTCACATTGCTCACTACTGCGCTCCCCCACGCTCCCCGCGGAGCCGCTCCTTCTCTGCATCGAGCGCCAGCTCGCGCTCGGCTTGCTCTCGCAGCATGCGTGCGCGCAGCTCGGCATCTCGGGCGGGGTTCGAGCGGAGCTTCGCGATGAACGGGAGCAGCAGGATCGCCAGCACGAGCACAGAGAAGATGGCGATGGGCACAGAACCGTCCATGGGATGAGCCTAGCTCGCACCACACCAGGCCGAGACCCCCGAGGGAAGCCGCGCTGGCATGCGGACCCCGGACGAGGACGGCCGGCCACTTCCGCACGCAACGTCAGCGGCTGCCGATAGGAACGCCCCGTGTCCTGCAAGAAGATCCGCTACCGAGACCGCATCGCCGCGTTGCTCGCGATGGCGAACGCGCAACACCGTGACAGCTCCGTACGACCCAGGACTGAGCAACGCGCGTACCGCTGCCCAGCGCGCCGAGGCTGGCACCTCACCTCTCGCGCCGACAGAGGACGCCCCTCCACCTGACAGGAGCCGACCGTGAAGCTCTCCGAACTGCGCGCTCTCCTCACCGCCTCCGGCGTGAAGACCACCGCCGGGATCGACCGGTTCGACGTGAAGCGCGCCGCCGGCGTGGTCATCGGCGTCGACGTGATGTTCACCGACGGCACCGTCACCTACCTGCCCGTGGAGGGATCCTGATGCCCAAGCTCGCGAAAACGATCGTCGTGAACCGCCGAGGCCAGCGAGAGTTCAGCCTGACCGTCGACGGTGAGGAGTTCGGCTACCTCCTCGCACGGGAACCGATCACCACCACCACCGACCCGGAAGACCTCGGGACCGTGAACCTCACGCTCATCGCCGCGAGGATCACCGTCGTCGACGACTCGACGTTCAGCAACCAGCACGGCAACACCGACCTCAGCCCCGATGCCGCCCGCGACCTGCTCAACAAGCAGCGAGGCGTGCACGATGGGCACGACGTCGTCCAGCACCGAGACGGGAAGCCGCCGTGGTGCAACCACTGCGGTCTGACGAGCGACGGCAAGCAGCCGGTCTCCCGCTTCCGGGATTAGCCCGGGTACCGGTCCCAGACCGGAGCCCGGGTGCCGGCTACCCGGATGGGTACCGGAACCCCAATCGTCCCCGTCGGCACGCCCGACCCGATGACCGCGCACCGGACCAGGACGAACACCCGCACCTCGCTCGAGCCCATCGACTACGACAGCGAGGGCGCACCGCTGTACGCATGGCAGCTCGACGACGAGCGCTGACAGGAGCACAACGTGGGTGAGCAGTGGTCCGGCAGCACACGCAAGCAGCGACTCCCGCGCGACTGGGACGAACGACGCACCACCGTCCGCGATCGAGCAGGCGGCCGATGCCAAGCCACCATGCGCGACGGCACACGCTGCGTCGAGGTCGGCACGGACTGCGACCACATCGTGCACGGCGACAATCACGCTCTCGCGAACCTGCAGTGGCTGTGCTCATGGCACCACGACAAGAAGACCGCACGCGAAGCACTCGACGCACGACGACACCAACGCGTCCCGTCCGCGCGCAAGCCTCGCGAGAAGCACCCAGGACTCCGGTAGGCACGGGCGCGACGAACGCGCCGCACACGAGCGCACGCAGCCGCACAGGGGGCCTCCCACCCCCTCCCCCCGGGTCCGTCCTGGTCGTAGAGGTGCTGTGGCTCTCCCCGTGTACGGGTCTGGGGTTTTCCGACCGACCGAGAAGAAAGCGACATATCGCATGGCACGCATCCAGATCCTCACCCTCCCCTCGCAGGAGCAGGGCGGCTTCGTCAACTACCCGTTCGCTCTGGTCATCGACCAGGTCGAGCACGACGAGATCATCAGCCACGGTGGCGAGACCGTCCGGGCCATCGAGACCGAGCTGTTCGACAAGGACGCGATCGTCAAGGCGACGGGAGCAACCGGCGTGATCGTCGCTCGCGGCACGCTCGACGTCGCCTGATGTCGGACTCACCACTCGCCCCCTGACCGAAACGGAGCAGGCGGCCTCACCCGAAACGGGAGCTCACCATGCCTGGTCACGGCCCTGCACCGAAGGACCCGAAGAAGCGCGCGCGCCGCAACTCGGATCCCACCGTCGTCCGGATCCTTCCCCGCGCTGTCGTCGCGCAGCCCGAGCTGCCGACGATCTCCGTCGAGGAGGACGGTGAGCTCCGCGAGTTCACGTGGCCGGCGATCACCCGGCAGTGGTGGGACATGTGGGCGACCTCGCCCCTCTCGCTCGACTTCACCGCGACCGACTGGTCGGAGCTGCGAGATACCGCGCTCATCCACGCCCGCTACTGGAACGGCGACATCAAGCTCGCCGCCGAGCTGCGGCTGCGCACCGCGAAGTTCGGCGCGACTCCCGAGGACCGTGCCCGGCTCCGAATCACGTTCGCGCAGGCGGAGGAAGCCGAGACGAAGACCACCAACCGTCGGCCGAGCTCGCGCGACCGCTTCGGTGGCATCGCGCTTCCCCCGGAAGCGACGGCGAACTGATGCCGTGGCGACCGCTCGACGGCGAGGCGTTCCCGACGCTCGGCTTCCACGTCGCCGACCAGATGGCCGAGTACCTCGACTACGTCGTCTCCCGCGAGCAGCTCGAGTTCCTCATCCGCCTGTACGAGATCGACCCGCTCAGCTGCAAGCGCGTGAAGACCCGCGCCGTCGTGCAGCGTCCCCGCGGCTGGGGCAAGTCCCCGTTCCTCGGCGCGACCGGGATCAGCGAAGCGCTGTTCGAGGTCGTCCCCGACGGCTGGGACGCCTTCGGGCAGCCCGTCGCCCGTCCGTGGATCGACTTCAAGAGCATCATCAACGTTCCGGTCACGGCGACCTCGGACGACCAGGTGCAGAACACGTGGGCACCGATGCTCGAGATGGCGCGCATGGACGCGCTCGTCAACGAGTTCGACGTCGACCCGATGGACACGTTCATCGCGATCCCCGGCGGCAAGATCGAACCACGCACGTCGTCTGGCCGGTCGATCAAGGGCCTGCCCGGCCAGGTCGCCGCGATCATGGACCAGACCGAGGAGTGGGTGAAGGGCAACGGCGGTCTCCGCCTCGCCCAGAACATCCGCAACAACTCGACGAAGGCGTCCGGGATCACGATCGAGTCCCCGAACGCGTTCACCCCGGGCGAGAACTCGGTCGCCGAGGCTTCCGCGCGGGACTGGGACCTGATCGAGTCCGGGAAGTACCCCGACCTCGCCGCCGCCCGCCAGATCCTCTACGACCACCGCGAGGCTCCGGCGGACACGGACCCCGCCGACCGCGACTCCCTCATCGCCGGCCTCCGGTACGCGTACGGCGACAGCTCGGACCACCCCGACGGCTGCGTCCTCCACGACCCGCCCTGCGAGCCCGGATGGGCACCGATCGAGCGGCAGGCGCTGGCGTTCCTCGACACCTCCAACGACCCGCAGGTGCTGCGCGCCGACTTCCTCAACCAGATCACCCACGCGACGAACTCCTACGTCTCGCAGCCCGATCTCAAGGCGATCCAGGCGCTCGACAAGGTGGTCTCGAAGACGGAGCCGGTCACGCTCGGCTTCGACGGCTCGGAGGGGCGCAAGCCCGGCAAGGGCACCGCCGACTCGACGGTCCTGATCGGCTACTCGGTCACGCAGCGCCACCTGTTCAAGATCGGCGTCTGGGAGCAACCCGACGGACCCGCCGGCGAGGGCTGGCGACCGCCGGTGCTGCAGATCGAGGACGCCGTCCGGCAGGCGTTCAAGGACTACAACGTCGTCGGGTTCTACGCGGACCCGTCCGCGGGCTGGGCCGGCCACGTGAAGACGTGGGAGGGCGAGTACGCGCGCCGGCTCAAGGTCAAGATGTCGCGCGACGAGCCGATCCGGTGGCGGCAGAAGGACCTCGCCCGGACGACGGACACGTTCGACCAGCTCGAGTCCGCCATCAGCGGCCGCGACATCACCTACGACGCCTCCCCGGAGCTCACCGCCCACTTCATCAACGCCCGCCGCGACCGCCGCCGCTCCGGGTACGTGCTGATGAAGCCCGAGCACGACCCGGACGGCTCGAAGATCGACGCCGCATGGGGCGCGATGTTCGCTTACGCGGCCGGCATCGACGCCCTCGGCGCGAACCTCACGAAGAAGAAGACGCTCGCCCGCCGCATCCGCTGAGAGGAGACCCGTGGCTACCACCCCGGCCGAATGGCTCCCGATCCTGGCGAAGCGTCTCGACGCCCCCCAGGAGCGGATCGCGAAGAACCGTTCCTACGCGAACGGCAACGCCCCGATGCCCGAGATGGGCAAGAACACCCGGGACTCGTGGAAGGCGTTCCAGAAGAAGGCCCGCACGAACTACGGCGGCCTGACGTGCCAGTCGCTCGGCGGCCGGATGGTGCCCAACGGGGTCCGCGTCGGCACGTCGACGACGAACCCCGCGGTCGTCGCGGCGCGCCGGGTCTGGCGCGACAACCGCCTCGACGTCGTGTTCAGCGACGCGATCTCGAACATGCTCACCACGAGCGTCGGCTACCTCATCACCGGCGTCCGCGACGGCCAGCCGATCATCACGTCGGAGAAGCCCGAGCAGGTCATCACCGCACCCGACCCGGCGCAGCCCTGGCGCGCTCGTGCAGCGCTCAAGGCGTGGCGGGACCCCGACGTCGGCAAGGACTACGCGCTCGTCTGGCTCCCCGGCGTCCGGCAGCTGTTCTCCCGCAAGTCGACGAACGACAACGGCACTCCGCAGCCGCAGGTCGCCGGCGACTGGGACGAAGACGGCCCCGCCGAGATCCACGCCGGCGGCGTCCCGGTCTACGTCCTCGAGAACAACGACGGCGTCGCCGAGTTCGAGCCGCACATCGACGTCATCGACCGCGCGAACCTCGGCAAGCTGCAGCGCCTCGTCGTCACCGCGATGCAGGCGTTCAAGCAGCGCGCCATCAAGGGCGGGCTGCCGACCCAGGACGAAGACGGCAACGACATCGACTGGGCGAAGGTCTTCGACCCGGCCCCCGGCGCACTCTGGGACCTTCCGGACGGCATCGACGTGTGGGAGTCGGCAGAGACCGACATCCGGCCGCTGCTCGAGGGCGAGAAGACCGATGCGCGCGACTTCGCGGCCGTCACCCTCACCCCACTGTCCGTGTTCATCCCGTCCGGGGAGAACCAGTCCGCCGAGGGCGCGCAGAACGCGAACAAGGGCGAGATCCAGAAGGCGAAGAACCGCATCACGCGGGCGACCGCGCCGATGGAAGGGTCCCTCCTCGAAGCGCTCCGCGTGCTCGGCGTCGACGACGGCGAGACCGTCGAGCTGCTGTGGGAGCCGCCCGAGCACATCTCGTTCGGTGAGAAGACCCTGGCCGCGAAGCAGGCCAAGGAGGCCGGCATGTCGGCCCGGTGGATCAAGCAGAACATCATGGGGATGTCGCCGGACGAGATCGACCAGGACGAGTCCAACGCCACCTCCGACGCCCTGCTCACCGCGACCCTGATCGGAGCAGCCGGTGGCACTGGCAACGCTTGACCAGCTGACCGCTGCGCACCAGGCGACGACGGCGAAGATCCGTGACCGGACGCTCGCCGTCACCGCCGCGCGGTGGGATGCATCCCCGGCGTACCGGGACGCGGACATCGACCGGCTGATCTCGCAGATCCTCCCGCAGGTGCAGGCCAGCCAGCTCGCGACAGCGACGCTCACCGGCGCGTACATCGGGCAGGCCGCGCGCCTCGCTGGCACGGAGGTTGCGCCGGCGACCGTGAACCGCGACGCGATCCTCGGCTACCGGGGCACACCCTCGGCAGACGTCTACCGACGCGGCGCGGTCACGCTGTACACGGCGCTGTCGAACGGCTCCCCGTTCGACGCAGCGGTCGCGTACGGGCTCGACCGGATGCTCACGATCGTCGCGACCGAACTGCAGCAGGCGAAGAACCGGCAGGCGCAGCGTGCGCTCGAGGCGTCCGGGTTCTACGGCTACCGCCGCGTCCTCACCGGCCTCGAGAACTGCGCGCTGTGCGCCATCGCCTCGACGCAGAAGTACAGCAAGCACGAGCTCATGCCGATCCACCCCGGCTGCGACTGCGGCGTGCAGCCGGTGCGCGAGGCGGACGGGCCGGCCACGATCCTCGACCCCGACCTGCTCGAGCGCACCCACACGCTCATCGACCAAAAGCTCGGCGGCACCGACCGCGGCGCGCGCGACCTCGGTCTCGACAAGCGCTCCTCCGCGGACAAGCCCCTCAGCGACTTCACGGACCTCGTCGTCGTCAACGACCACGGCGAGCTCGGCCCCACCCTCGCGTGGCGGTCCGACAAGTTCACCAGCGCCGCGGACATCGCCGCGCTCACCTGACTTCCCCACGCCGTGGGGAGTGGCCGAAACGGCCAACCACCAACCCGAAACGGGAGATACCGATGTCGGACGACGACAAGACGCAGCAGACCGAGGGCGCAACGCTCGAGGAGCAGCTGCAGGCAGCCCAGGCCGAAGCCGAGAAGTGGAAGACGCTCTCCCGGCAGAACGAGCAGCGCGCGAAGGACAACGCCGAGAAGGCGAAGAAGTTCGACGAGCACGAGGAGGCCAACCGCTCCGAGCTCGAGAAGGTCCAGGCGCGCGCCGACGCCGCCGAGAAGGCGATCGCGGAACGCGACGCCAAGGAGGCCGCGGCCAAGCTCCGCGAGGAGATCGCCACGGAGAAGAAGTTCGCCGATCGCAAGATCAAGGCGTCCGCGCTCCGCGGCACGACCCGCGAGGAGCTCGAGGCGCACGCCGACGAGCTGCTCGAGCTGGTTCCCGCACCGCCGGCTGGTCCGTCTGCTGACGGCCAGGGCAACACGGGCGGCCAGATCGGCGAAGGCGAGATGTCGGCCGACGACGTCGTGGCGGCAGCGACCGCCAGGTAACCCCCGCTGGTGTTCGCCACGAACCCCAAGCGGCCACATCACACCACCAAGGAGGAATCGTGGCAAACATCTTTACCAAGGGCGAGAAGCTCGCGCAGACCGCGCTGGCGCTGCTCCGGAAGAACATCAAGGCCCCCGGCCTGTTCACCACGAAGTTCGGCGTCGCCGACTTCGCTGGTGCTGAGGGCGACACGATCGGGATCAAGCGCCCGGCCGTGCTCGTCGCCCGGCAGAAGGAGTGGCGCGGTGACGACAAGATCGTCATCGACAAGCTCGTCAACACCAAGATCCAGATGACCCTGGACCAGCACCTCTACAGCGCCGTGCAGCTCTCCCCCGAGGAGGAGACGCTGGACGAGGTCGACTACGTCCGCGACGTCCAGGCACCGCAGGTCGCTGCGGTCGCCGACGCGGTCGCCGCGGCCGTCGTGAGCGCCCTGACCGGTGCGACCTTCGTCAACTCGGTCAAGTTCAACCCGAACTCCGCCGACGCGATGGAGTCCGACCCGCGGAAGGTCGCCATCCGCGCTCGGAAGCTGTTCCAGAAGGCGCACGTGCCCGCCACCGGCCGCTACTGGCTCGTCGGCGCGGACATCTCCGAGGCGATCGCGTCGAACGACAAGCTGCTCGAGGTCGACACCTCCGGGCTGCCCGAGGCGCTCCGCGAGGGCGTCGTCGGCCGTCTCGGCGGCTTCACCATCGTCGAGCTCGACGAGCTCGACGCGACCGCGTCGTACTTCGTGCACGAGTCGGCGATCGCCTGGGCCGTCGTGGCCCCGGTGGTGCCGAACGGTGTCGCGAAGGGCGGCGGCGTCGCGGCCGGCAACGGTCTCGCCGTCACGCAGCTGTGGGACTACGACAGCGACTACCTGAAGGACCGCTCGGTGGTCCACGCCTTCGCTGGCGCGTCCCCCGTGCAGGACCCGAAGACGAACGCGGACGGCTCGCTCGTCCTCGACGGCGACAACAAGCCGACGCTGCAGTTCGTCCGCGCGGTCAAGGTCACGTACAGCACCACCGCCCCCGCGGCGTCCTGAGAGGAGTGAGGTCATGGCCGAAGCGCTGGCAACGAAGGACGACGTCGTCAAGGCGCTCGGCCGTGACCTCACCGCCTCCGAGGCGAAGCAGGTCGACGGGCACCTGCTGAAGGTGTCGGAGCTGTTCCGGCTCGAAGCACGCCAGCAGTTCACCCCGGGCCGGTCCACCAACCGGCTCCGGGTGACTGCCGGCGCGCTCACCCTCCCGCAGCGCCCCGTGCGCGCAGTCCACACGGTCGACGGCGAGCCTGCCGACCGGTTCACCCTCATCGGGCAGCGCCTCGAGGTGCCCGTCCCGACCGGCACGATGGTCGTGGTCGACTACGAGCACGGCTCGAACGAGATCCCCGACCTGGTCAAGCTCACCGTCGCCGGCATCGTCGCGCAGCTGTTCGAGGCGGACCCGCGCGCCCGCGCCGGCGTCTCGCAGCGCGGGGAGACCCGCGGCCCGTTCAGCTCGCAGGAGACGTACGCAGCCTGGGCGCAGGGCGCGGCCCCGCGCCTCGCCCCCGACGATGTCCGCACCGCGCAGTCCTACCGGGTGAAGTCGTACGGCCTGATCGTGCAGGGCGGGTACCGATGACCGGCGAGACCGTCACCTGGCACCACCGCACCGACACCGGCAAGCGCGACCGCTACAACAAGCCGATCCTCGCCGACGCCGACACCCCCCTCGACGACGTCCTCATCGCGCCGAACCTCGGCGACGAGGTCACCGGCACCGCCGAGAACACCTCGAGCACCCGGATCACCCTCTACCTCTCCGCCGTCGCCGGCATCAGCGCCGACGACGAGATCACCGTCCGCGGCACCCGCTACAAGGTCCTCGCCGACGAAGCCGACTGGTCGACCGGGATGAGCGACTGGAAGCCCGGATCCGTCGTCCAGGTCGAGCGGAAGGCGTACGTCGGTGCCTAGATCCCGGGTCGTCCTCAACCGCCGCGGCTTCGGTGCCGTCCTCGCGTCGAAGGCGATGGAGCAGCAGCTGCGTCCCTACGCCGACGACATCGCCGCGCAGATCCCCGGCGGCGCGACCGTCACCGCGATCCGGACCGGCGTCGGCACCTCGAACTCCCGCGTTCGCCTCCGCGTCGAGGCGGAGGTCTGGGAACGCGCCCGGCTCGTCGCCGCGATGCGCGCCGTCCTCAGCAACGCCTCGTCCCGCTAGGAGGACCCGTGTACGGCGTCATCTACGGCGACTTCCTCGCCCACCTCATCCGCCGCACCGACGAGCTCCTCGCGGCCCGCAGCGAGCCGTACGTGGCCGGCGTCGAGGTCTCCGACCGGAAGTCGCCCGACAGCCGCCGCGCGGTCGTGCTCACGACGAGTCCCGGCGGCGGCACCGGCAACACGCTCCGCACCTCCTACGTCACCGTTGACGTCATCACCGACGACCAGGGCACCGCGGTCGACCTCATCAACCTCGTCCTCGCGCTGGTCACTTCGCGCGGCCCGGGCGGGATGGTCGACGGCTCGCCGATCACGGTCGCCGAGGTCAACGGCGGACCGAACGCCGACCCGGCTGCCGACGGCTTCTTCAAGCAGACCGCCGAGCTCGAGCTGCAGCACCGCGGCCGCAACCTCTGACCTCACCACCCCCTCAAGGCCCTGCCCACCCGGCGGGGCCTTTCGCATGCCTCCCGCCGAGCAGGGACCCCCGGGCGAACGCCCACCACCTCAAAACTGGAAGGAAGGTCCCCGTGGGCCAGAACTCAGAGAACGTCCGCGTCGCGGTCACGGGCGCGGTGTACGTCGCCCCCACGATCGCTACGCGCCCCACCACCGCCACCAGCACCCTCGGCGCTGACCACAAGGAACTCGGCTACATCAGCGACGGCGGGATCACCGAGACCCGCGACCGCTCGACGAACCAGATCCGTGCGTGGCAGAACGGTGCGCTCGTCCGCGAGCCCGTCACCGAGTCCTCGATCCGCTACCAGTTCGTCCTCATCGAGACGAAGAAGGAGACGATCGAGCTCTACTACGGCGTCAAGGTCGCACCCGACGGTTCGATCAAGATCGACCCGTCGAAGACCGGTGGCCGGCAGTCGTTCGTCATCGACGTCATCGACGACGACGACATCATCCGCATCGACGTGCCCTCCGGTGAGGTCACCGAGGTCGGCGACCAGGTGTACGTCAACGGCGACCCGATCGGCTACGAGGTGACCGTCACCGGTTACGCGATCACCGACGGCGACGAGTCCTACTCGGCCATCAAGTGGTACTCGAGCCTCGACACCACCGAGGGGGCCGCCGCGTGAGCCAGTCGAAGGACATGTACGTCCGCCACGTCCGCACCGGCGAGATCAAGAAGGTCTCCGCCGAGCAGCGCGAGAAGCAGGACAAGAACTACTGGGTCCGGGTCACCGGCAAGGACGTGAAGGAGACGGCCCCCGAGGTCGCCCCGTCCGCCGAGGTCGAGCCGACCCAGAAGACCACTCCGAAGGCGAACAAGCCCGGCGAGTGACCGACCGGTGTGCCGGGGCGCTCGGGCCTCGGCACACCGCCACACCCTTCCCGAGCACTCTCAACCGAGCCAGGAGAACACCGTGAGCGAGACCCCCACCGCCGTGCAGGCGCTGCAGATCAAGGCCAAGAGCCGACCGGCGCTCGTCGTCGAGTACGACGGCACCGAGTACACGCTGCCCGGCCGCGTGCCGCCGGAGATCATGACGATCCAGGCGCAGAACAAGAAGCCGAAGAACCCCGCGAAGGACGTGCAGGAGCAGTGGCAGCGCGACCTCGGCGTCGCCACGATGGACAAGTTCCTCGAGCTCGTCGTCCCCGAGGACCTCCGCGCCGCCGTCGACCTCGAGGACCTCGAGACCGTGTTCGAGCACTGGGCGGAGCACGTGGGCCTGGGGGAATCCAAGGACTCCAAGAACTAGCGGAGTCCTACCCCGACGAGCTCGTCTGGGAGCTGCACCAGCTCGGCATCGACGTCGACGACATCGGCGACGACGGTGCCCACCTCGACGAGGAGCTACCCCAGGAACGGCGCGACGAGGCCCGGCAGCGGCACCAGAAGGCGATCGACCACGTGAAGGTCGATCGCCTTCTGCGTGTCGCGACCCGAGAGCCGTCATCGGTCCTCTACGCCGCGCGGGCCGGGTGGGACTTCCCCGTCAGCCGCCAGTGGATCGCGACGACCGACTTCATCGACGCCTTCTACGCCGCCAACCACAGCAAGGGCAGCCCGCGACCGAAGCCGTACCCGCGGCCCTGGCGCGACGCCAACACCGACCGACTCGGCAAGACCAATCTCTCCCCAGCAGAAGCGCGGGAGGTGCTGCGAAAGAACAGGGGCTGACCCATGTCGACCGAATCCGCGATCGCCTACGTCTCCGTCGTCCCGCAGGCCAAGGGTGCCGGCCGCGCGATCGAGCGGCAGATCAACCCGCAGGCCCTCGGCGCGTCCGTCGGCAGCAAGATGTCGCCCGGCTTCCTCAAGTCGGTCGGGTCGATGGCCGTGAAGTCGACCGCCCTCATTGGCGGCGGCGTCACGGCCATCGGCGCGACGATCGCCGCGGTCGCCGCGAAGAAGGGCATCGCCCGACTCCTCGACATCGACGACGCCAAGGGCAAGCTCGCCGGCCTCAAGACCTCGACCGCTGGCATCGCCAAGATCATGGACAGCGCCCTGCAGTCCGTCCGCGGCACCGCGTTCGGGCTCGGCGACGCCGCCGGCGTCGCATCGAACGCCGTGGCCGCCGGCATCAAGCCCGGCCAGGCCCTCACGAAGTACCTCAAGCTCACCGCCGACGCGGCCACCATCGCAGGTGTCTCGCTCGACGAGATGGGCTCGATCATCAACAAGACCACCACCGGCGGCAAGGTCTTCACCGACAACCTCAACCAGCTCGCCGACCGCGGCATCCCGATCTTCCAGTGGCTGCAGAAGGAGTACGGCGTCTCCGCCGAGGAGCTGCAGTCGATGGTGTCCAAGGGCAAGGTCGACGCCGCCACCTTCCGCAAGGTCATCCAGGAGAACATCGGCGGCGCGGCGCTCGCGTCCGGCAAGACCGTCCGCGGCGCGTGGGCGAACGTCGGGGCCTCCCTCGGCCGCCTCGGCGCGATGTTCCTCTCCGGAGGCGTCGCCGGCGCTCCGGCGCTGTTCACCTCGATCACGAACGCCGTCGACCGCGGCACGGCCGCGCTGCAGCCCTACGCCGACGTCCTGAACGAGAAGGTCACCGCGGGCATGGCGTCCCTGGCTGGCTGGATCGACCGCGTCGACTTCGGCAAGGTCATCGCCGGAGCGGAGGCGTTCGTCGGCAAGGTCCGCGACGTCTTCTCCTCCCTCAGCAGCGGCGACACCAGCACCGCCCTCGGCAGCATCGGCACCTCCCTGTCCTCGCTGTCCCCGGCGTTCACCGCGTTCCGCGAGCAGCTGCCCGAGCTCGGCGACTCCGCCGGCAAGCTCGCCGCTGCCGGCGTCACCGTCCTCGCGGGCGTGCTCGGCTTCCTCGCCGACCACGTCGACACTCTGGTCAAGTACATGCCGCTGATCGTCGCCGGCTTCATCGCCTGGCAGCTGGCAACCCGTGCCACCGCCGCAGCGTCGATCGTCCTCCGCACCGCCGAGCTCCTCGCGCTCCCGGTGCAGATCCGCCGCAACGCGATGCGTCTCGCAGCCGCCCGCCTCGAGTACGCCACCGCGCGCGGCATGACCGTCTCGTCCGCCGCGACCGCGGTCAGCACGAACGCCACGAACCAGAACGCATCGGCGATCGCACGCCTCACCCTGGCGCAGCGGATCTCGACCGGCGCGACGAAGGTCGGGACGATCGCGACGCTGATCGGTGCCGGCGCGCTGCGCGTCTTCGGTGCCGCGGTGAAGGTCGCGATGGGGCCGATCGGCATCGCGATCGCCATCGTCGGCGCGCTCGTCGCCGGGCTCGTGTGGTTCTTCACGCAGACGAAGCTCGGCCAGGCGATCGTGCAGACGGTCTTCGCCGCCATCAAGGTCGCCCTCGCCGCCGTCGGTGCCGCGTTCACCTGGCTGTGGCAGAACGCGGTCAAGCCCGCATGGGACGGCATCGCAGGCGGCGCGACGTGGCTGTGGCAGATTATCCTGCAGCCCGCGTTCGCCGGCATCGCTCTCGCCGTGCAGACCGTCGGCGGGTTCTTCGTCGCCCTCTGGACGAACTACATCGCCCCGCCGCTCACCGCGATCGGCAACGCCATCGGGTACCTCTGGAACAGCTGGATCTCCCCGATCTTCCAGCTCATCGGCGCGATCGTCGTGTGGGCGGCGCAGATGTTCGGCGCGGCGGTGTCCGCGATCACCGGACTCATCGTCAACACCCTCGGCGTGGCGTTCTCGTGGCTGTGGACCGGCGTCATCCAGCCGGTCTTCTCGTGGATCGGCACGGCGATCAGCGTCTGGTGGACCGGCGTGCAGGTCGTGTTCGGCGCGGTCGTCGGCTTCGTCCGGAACAGCCTCGGAGCGATCTTCACCTGGCTGCGGGACAGCGTCATCACGCCCGTGTTCGGCTACATCGGCCGCGTGTTCAACGTCTGGTGGAACCAGATCGTCATGCCGATCTTCAGCGGCGTCGTCGGCTTCCTGCGGAACACCCTCGGCCCGGTGTTCACCTGGCTCCGTGACACGATCATCCGCCCGGTGTTCTCCGGGATCGGCACGATCATCCGCGGCGTCTGGAACACCTGGCTCAAGCCCGTCTTCGACAAGATCGCCGACATCGCGAAGAACACCATCCCGAAGGCGTTCTCCGTCATGAAGGACGGCATCGGCAAGGCGTGGGACAAGGTCAAGTCCGTCGTGAAGGCCCCGATCAAGTTCATCGTCGAGACGGTCATCCGCGACGGGATCATCGGCAACTTCAACAAGCTCGCCGACGTCTTCCACACCAAGCACCTGCCGGACGTGTCCCTCCCGAAGGGGTTCGCCGGCGGTGGCATCCTCCCCGGTTGGTCTCGCATGCACGACGGCGATGACCAGCTCGTCCCGATGCGTCGAGGCGAAGGCGTCATGGTGTCCGAGGGACTGCGTAGCGCAGCCGACCGGCAGGCGTTCCTCGCCGCGAACGCAGCAGGACGTCGCGGGGTCGGCTTCGCGTCGATGCTCGGAGGCGGCTTCGCCAAGGGCGGCATCCTCGCGGACACCAAGAAGAACGTCTCCGCGGGGTGGGACTGGATCAAGGGCAAGGCCGGCAAGGCGTGGGACTGGACGAAGAACGCCGCGAAGACCGCGGCGTCGATCGTCTCCGACCCGATGGGCACCTTCGGCAAGCTCATCAAGGGGCTGATCGGCAAGATCCCCGGCGGCGGCGTCATGGTCGACATGGCGAAGGGCGTCGGCAAGAAGGTCCTCACCGGTGCGATCGAGAAGATCAAGAGCATCGGCGACCTCGGCGGCCTCACCCCCTTCGGCGGCAACGGGAAGAACGGCAACATCGCTTCGTCGTCGCTGGCGAAGGCGCTCGGGTTCGCCCCGGGTTCCGGCGTCGGCGCGACGGGCGGTCTGCTCCGGAAGTCGGCCGCGGCCGCCTGGAACCTCGCGTACCGGGCGTCCGGCGGGGTCCTCCGGCTCACCGAGGGGTACCGCGACCTCAAGTCGCAGGCGTACCGGTGGGGCCTGTTCCAGAACGGCGGCAACCTCGCCGCCCCGATCGGCACGTCCGTCCACGGCCTCGGCCTCGCAGCGGACGTCGCCGGCGGTCAGGCGTGGCTTCGCGCGAACGGTGCGAAGTACGGCTGGGCGAACACCGGTCTCGGCTTCTCGCAGCGGGAGCCGTGGCACTTCGAGTTCAAGGGCATGTCCCGGCAGGTGCCGCAGCTCGCGAAGGGCGGGATCGTCGGCCGCCGACCTGGCGGCACGCTCGTCAACGTCGGCGAGGGCCGCTACGACGAGGCCGTGGTGCCGCTCCCGCGGGGCCTGAACAGCAACGTCCTCGGCAACGGGCCGCGCGGCCGGCGCGACGCCCCGCTCATCGAGGGCGGCGTCCAGTTCGTGTCCTCGGGCAACTTCCGCAACGACGTCGACGAGTTCGACCACTACCTGAGCGCGCTCGAGCGGGGAGGACGGCACACGTGAGCACCGACTGGAAGATCGACTGCGGGTCGGACGGGTTCGTCCTGTTCGGCTCGCAGTCCTCCCGGTACCCGTTCGCGATCGCACCGGAGATCGGCGACGCCGACCGGACCGATCAGGACAGCTCGCTGCCGGGCGTCGACGGCACGTTCTTCGGCGTCGACACGACCGCGGGGCAGACCGTCGCGTTCGGCCTCACCGCGGTCGGCGAGGACGACGCGGAGGCTGCGGCGCTGTACGCGGCGTTCCGGAAGGTGTGGCGAGCCGACACCATCCGTGCGACGCCGGGAGCGGTCGCGACACTGACCGCCCCGTCGGGACGGTCGACGTTCGGCCGGCCCCGGCGGATCACGCCGGCGTACATGCCGCGAGGTGCCGGCGCGGTCGGCATCACCGCGGACTTCGCCACCCAGGACGACCGCTGGTACGGCCCCGAGAAGCGCCTGTCCGTGCCGCTGCGGCTGTCGCAGTCGGGCGGCTTCGTGTTCCCGCTGACGTTCCCGATGGTCTCCCGCGGGTACACCACCGCGGCGAACACGTTCGTCGTCGACGGCGATGTCGACAGCTGGCCGGTCATCACGATCAAGGGGCCGATCCTCAACCCCACGGTCGAGGTCCCGGGCTGCTTCCGGTTCAGTGCTGCGCTGACGCTGCAGTACGACGAGCAGCTGCGGATCGACACCCGGCCCGGACGGCAGACCGTCCTCCGGTCGGGCTCGAAGATCGCCTCCCTCACCCGCACGTCAACGCTGCTGCCCGCGGCGTCGCTGCCACCGGGCGCGCACACCCTGACCCTCTCCGGCTCGTCCTCGACCGGCTCACCGACCGCGCAGATCGCGTGGCGTCCCGCGTACTCGACTCCCTAGGAGGGAACCAGCATGGCTCTTGACCCAGTGCCCTTCGTGATCGGCGGCGACGCGGAGCACGGCCCCAGCGTCTTCCGGCAGCTCGCGTACCTCGCGACGAACGGCAACGAGGGTGTCGTCGGCCCCGGCGACCTCAAGGTCACCGCCCTGTCGGTGCCCGGTGCCGGCGTGCAGGTCGCCGCCGGCGGCGCGTCGATCCTGAACCGTGTGTCCTCGCAGGAGGCGTACACGGCGCGGAACCCGAACGCGGACACGACGTCGGTGAAGATCGCCGCGACCGGATCCTCCGGCGGCCGGTCCTCGCTGGTCATCCTCCGCGTCGACAACCCCTACATCGACGGCAACGCGCAGGCACCCGCCGACCCGGTGAAGGGGCCGTACGACTACTTCGACGTCATCGCCGGTGTCCCGGCGGGCACGACGCGGCTGCAGGACATCGCGCAGTACGCCGGCGTCTCCGCGATCACCCTCGCCCGCATCGACCTGCCCGCCTCCACGGGGACGGTGACGAACGCGATGATCACCGACCTGCGGGTCCTCGCGAACCCGCACGAGACGACGATCGTGTCCGCGAACCTCGGCACCGTGTCGGGGACGATGAACACGACGAACGACCAGGCGTTCCCGCCGTACCAGCCGACGATCGAGGTCCCGCGGTGGGCGACGCACGCCCGCATCGACCTGGTCATCTCGCAGCTCTCGGCCGCCGGCAACTCGAACGGGTTCGTCACGCTCTCCGCCCGCGACACGACCGGCAACACGATCATCGGCGGCACCGACACGATGGCGTACAACGTCGACACCGACGGCACGTCGGTGCGGTTCGTGCACCTCGCCACGATCTACGTCAACATCTCCGCGTACCGGGGCAAGAGCTTCAAGCCGTACTCCCACTTCCGGAAGGGCAGCTCGAACCAGAACGCGCTGACGTACGACCAGTACTCGCAGATGGTGTACCGGACGACGTTCTACGAGCGGATCAGCTGATGGAGCGGCTTGTCATCCAGCGTGCGACGACGGGCGACGTCCTCTCGTACGACTACCGCGGCGTCACGCGTGACGCGTTCACGCGGGCGCTCTCCGCCGTCGGCACCATGCCAATCGCCATCCCCGCATCGCAGGCAAAGACGGTCGCGGCTGACGGGCTACCGATGTTCGACGAGTGGGGCACGATCGTCACCCTCGACGACGACGGGGAGATCCGGTTCCGCGGGATCGTCACTGAGCTCACCTACGCCGGCCCCGAGTGGAAGATGACTCTCTCCTCGGTGCCGACGGTGCTCTACGGCATCCCGTACGACGACACCCCGTACTACGGGGCCGAGGTCGACCCCGCGTCGATCGTCCGGAAGCTCGTCGCGCACGTGCAGTCCTACCCGGACTCCGACGTCGGTATCACCGTGGTCGGGTCGACGCCGGTGCGTGTGGGGTCGTTCTCGACCCAGCGCCGCATCGAGGCGGAGGCGTACTACGCCGAGAAGGTCGCCGACTACAACGCCGAGAACAAGAAGCTGCAGGCGCTCAAGAAGATCGTCGCCGCGACTCGGAAGACCGCCGCCACCCAGCGCGGCAGCCGGGCAGACGCGTCGAAGGACGTGACCGCGGCGAACAAGGACGTGGCGGCGGCGAACCGGGCTGTGACGGCTGCCAAGAAGGCACTGACGGCGGCGAAGAAGACGAAGGACCCGGCGAAGATCGCAGCGGCGCAGCGGGCACTGGACGCTGCGAACGCGACGGTCGCCGCTCGCAAGGCGACGGTGCAGGACCGGATCGCGGCCCGCGACGGCCGCGACGCGACGCTCAAGACCACGAACGACCGCATCAAGGCGCAGCAGGCCGACGTCGACGCACAGGCGGCGATCGTCCGCACGATGAAGGACCGGAAGGACAAGGCGTCCGAGCTCAAGAGCGCGGCGCAGCAGCAGGAGTCCGAGGACGGTGGTGCGTACGCGCTCGAGCCGTGGGAGGCGCAGGACTGCGGCCGGCTCATCGACGATCTCGCGAAGGACGCCCCGTTCGACTGGGTCGAGGAGCACTACTGGGCGAAGGACGTCCCGCAGACCCGCATCCGGATCGCGCATCCGCGCACCGGGCGGCGGCTCTCCGGCAGTGACGACCCGACGTTCCAGCAGGGCGTGAACATCACGGTGCAGCTCGAGCCGACGACCAGCGGCGGCGACTTCGCCAACACCGTCTTCGGCATCGGCGCGGGCGAGGGAGCTGGGTCCGTGCGGCGGACGATCTCCAAGCGGGACAACCGGATCCGCCGCGTCGCGACGCTGCAGTCGAAGGACGTCAAGTCGAAGCAGGACATGACGACCCGGCTGCAGCCCGAGCTCGTCGCCCGGCAGAAGGACCTCGCCGTCGACTCGATCACCGTGGCGAACCACCCGAACAGCCCGCGCGGCTCGTACTCCCTTGGCGACGACATCTACGTCCAGGGCGACGTGCCGCACTACGGCCGGTTCGGGCTGTGGCACCGCATCGTCAGCATCACCGAGAACACGAACGGCACCACCGCGGTCGGCCTCAAGCTGACCGACTCATTCACCTACGGAGCAGGAGTCGAGGCATGACCGGACCCGAGAAGATCGCCCGCCGAGTGTTCGACCTGCAGACGCAGATCGACAAGCTCGGCCGCGCGTCCCAGCTCGGCAACACCACCATCGCCGGCGGGGCGGCGGTGCCCATCACCGAAGTCGTCGCCGAGTCCGTCGTCACGAACGACGCACTCCCCGACGTGCAGGAGGACATCGCCGACAACGACGAAAGCGTCTCGGACCTCACCGCGATCTTCGACTCGTTCGACGCCGACATGGACGCACGGTTCGAGGAAGCCCGCGCCGAGCTCGACGACGCCCGGTCGCAGATCGAGGACTCGATGTCCGACATCGACGACACGTTCAGCACGCAGTACGACGGGCTCTCCGAGGACGTCGACACCGCCATCCGCGCCGCCGGCAGCGCACTGACCGAAGCCGAAGCGGCGTCCAACGCGGCGCTCGCGGCGGCCGGGCTCGCGGCGTCCAAGGGCGAGACGATCGTGCAGGTGTCGGCCCCGTCCGGGTCCCGCGCGAACCCGGCGAACCTGTGGATCGACATCAGCCTCGACAGCAGCGGGGTCCCGAAGAACCAGCCCAACCGGTACAACCCGGAGACGGCGAAGTGGGAACCGATCACCGACGCGCAGACCGTCGCAGCCGCGCAGGCCGCGGCCACCGCGACGGCCGCCGCGCAGGCAGCGAAGGACGCCGCCGCGCAGGCGTCCGCAGCCGCCGGCGTTGCGCAGCAGACCGCGTCCGACGCGAACCAGGCCGCCCTCACGGCAGCCGGCATCGCGAACGGCAAGGGCAAGGTCATCTACCAGGCGTCCAAGCCGACCGGCGCGAACGCCGCCGTGGGGAACCTCTGGATCCGCTCGAGCGACAACACCCCGTGGGCGTTCGACACGGCGAAATCCGACTGGGTGCAGGTCACCGACAAGGCGGCCACCGACGCCGCGGCCGCCGCGGCCGCCGCGAACCAGGCAGCGGTCGCCGCGTCGAACGCCGCAAAGGCGGCGCAGGACACCGCGGACGGCAAGCCGCTCATCCTGTTCTCGAGCACGGCGGGTCCGTCCGGGACCGCGCCGACCGGGACCATCTGGTTCCTCTGGGACGCGGCGAAGAACGTCGCCGGGCAGTGGCTGCAGTCGGGCACGCTCGCATCGCCGGAGTGGACGCCGCAGCAGATCCGGTCCGAGGTCATCGCGAACCTCGACGTCGCGAAGCTCACCGTCGGGTCCGCGGCGATCGCCGAGCTCGTCGCGCAGAAGATCGCGGCGGCGACGGCGAACTTCCAGACCGTCAACGTGTCGAACCTGTTCGTGACTACCGGCGCGACGATGGCGCAGGCGACGATCGACTTCCTGTTCGCCAACGTCGTCCAGGCGAAGAAGATCACCGCCGGCATGATCGACGTCGCGACGCTGAGTGGTGTAACCATCACCGGCGCGAGAATCAAGTCCGCTGCCAGCGGCCAGCGGGTGGAGATGGCGGGCACGCAGCTCGACTTCTACGACCCGCAAGGCGCGTACGCCTCGAGCGTCCGCGGGTGGGTAGTGAACGCCCGCGGCCGCGGCGTCGAGATCCTCGCTCCCGCAGCCACTGGCTTCGGCGCGACCGGACGACTGACCGTGTCGACCCAACGCGATATCGCTGTCGCCTTCGCCGACCAGAGCGTGCAGGTCGACGTGTCTGCGGACGCTGGCGTCGATGGACCGAACATCGTCGGCAGACAGTTCTGGGTCAAGTGGGCCGACCCGAATGGCCGCGATTCGGTGAATCGGGTCTTCGGAAGTGGAGACGACGGGGTCACAGAGCTTGTTGTCGCCCGGGCGCGGATCGGCGCGCTGACCGCCACTCAAGGTGCTTCAGTGCTCGGAAGCGGCTCGTTCACGGCATCAGTCATCGCGGGCGGCACCGTCACCGCCGCTGGCTTCCGCCTCGCCGACGGATCCGACCCGCTGGCGGACACCGGATGGATACCGCTGACCGCGGCATCGGGCCTGACCGGGACGAACTTCGCGTACCGCATCAAGCAGGGACGGGTCGAGTTCACCGGCCAAATCAAGATCAACTCCGGATCGTTCCCGAATGGCTACACAACCCTCGTGACGATGCCTGCCGGGGCCCGACCGCAGAACTACTTGCGCACCCCGATCGGGATGTTCAACGGCTACGTCGCGCTCCTCATCGTCAACACGAACGGCGCTGTGCAGCTCGGTGCTTCCGGCGACCGAACCGCCGACACCGTCTACCTCGGCGGGTCTGGATATCCCGCCGACCGATAGGAGATACATGGCCGACACAGATCCGGTCCCGGACGACCTCGAGTGGTCTGAGAGTAGCGAACCCGAAGCGCCTCCGGAGTACCCGGAAGGACCGATCGGCGACCTCATGCGGCAGCGTGATGCGGCACAAGCCGAAGCGGAACGCTATCGAGGGCTCGCGGCTATCTACGAGCAGCAGGCTGGCGTGAATCAGGCCACGGCCGACCAGCTACAGACAGCGATCCATATCCTCTCCCGCACCTGACCGACCGCCCCGCCAACCATCCACGCCGTCCCAGCCGGGGCGGCGTTCGTCGTCTCAGGAGACTTCATGCAGTGGAAGTTCAGCAGCATCTACAGCGTCGGCCCGTCGTCGTACGGGGACCGCCGCGGCCTCGAGCAGTTCGTCACGAGCGCCCGCGTCGCGCTGCAGGTGCTCACGATCGTCATCAAGTTCAACGCCTACCTCCGCCAGAAGGGCCGCTCCGGCTCCCTGTCGGTCAACGAGGGCAAGCGCACCCGGGTCCGCCAGTCGTACCTCTGGGTGAACCGCTTCGTGCTCGGCGTCGTCGTTGCGGAGCCGTTCACCTCCCCGCACGACGAGGTGAAGCACGGCAACGCGATCGACTTCGGCATCACCGAGGCGAACGGGTCGAACCGTGCGCTCAGCCCCGACGAGTTCACCGTCCTGCACAACCTCGTCGCCGCGCACGGCGGCATCTGGACCGGCGTCAACTTCGGCGAGCCCTGGCACCACGAGATGGCGACCGCCGCCGAGCGTGAGCTGCCATTCTTCGACGCCCGTGAACGGCTCGCCGGCACCCCGCCGCCGGGCAAGCCCAAGCCCACCCCAACCCCACCGCCGGCACCCGCGCCGGCACCCACCATCGAGGAGGACGACATGCCCCAGAAGGTCGAATCGAACGAGACGGGCAGCCGGTACCTGATCTGGCCGCTCAGCCTCAACACCATCCGGAAGACCGACAAGGACGCCGACGAGAAGGCCCGCGCCGCGTCGCAGGCGGACGGTGTCCCGTTCGTGAAGATGAGCTCGCCGCGGATCAAGCTGCTCCTCGCGATGCTCGACGAGCGCATCGACGCCGCGAACGCGTCCGACAAGGCGATCGTCAAGCGCGCGGTCACCGAGGCGATCCGGGCGGAGGGGGCGAAGTGACCGGGGACCACGAGGCGACCACGCCCAAGAAGCTCGACGTCGACACGATCTGGCACAAGGGCCAGCGCGTCCTCCGCACCGCGTTCACGACCATCCTGACGGTCCTGCCGATCATCCCGCAGATCGTGCAGATCGTGCAGGGGCAGTGGCCTGCGGCGACCGGCCTGACGGTGGTCGCCGTGCAGGCCGTCGCGATCAACGCCGCGCTCACCGCGATCATCGCGATCCCGACCGTGAACACGTGGCTCACCGCGATCGGCCTCGGGTCCGTGACCCGGAAGGCGGCGAAGCAGAACGCGGCCGCGAAGTCGCGCGAGCTGCAGCCGGCGCAGCACGAACCGTCCACCGTCGACTACCGGCTCGAGCAGGGCACCGCCGAGACGGAGAGCTGATGGTCGCGACGGATCCGAGGCTGAACCAGCGCCGTCTGTGGTGGGAGCGGGGCCTGTGGCTCGTCGACCTCGCCGCGTACGCCGTCGTCGGCGTCTCGGGCATCCTCGCCCTCGGCAACGTGTCGGACTACGTGTTCGACACCCTCCTCGGGTGGACGTGGCTGATCCGCCTGTTCGCATGGCTCATGATCGCCGGCGTCCTCGCGCTCGTCGGCCGCGCCACCAGGGTGTGGGCGCTCGAGTACGTCGGGAACGTCGCCGCCGGCTGGGGGGCGTTCGTCTACGCCGTCGTCCTCTGGCCGGGTGCCGCGTCCGGCGACGCGACCTTCGCCGCATTCGGCATGACCACCGTCGCCACCCTGTTCCTGATCCGCCGGTACGTGGAGCTCAAGATCTTCACCTCCGAGCCCGGCGACACTGACCGGGGCTGGTGGCGGACCGTCCTCGGCCGGCGAACGAAGAACGTCGTGCCGAGGCGACACTACTGAGGGGGCACGGAGTGAGCCAGATCGACCCCATCGTCCTCCTCGCCACCCTCGGCGGCGGCGCGGGCCTCTCGGCGGTCATCACGTCGCTTGGCACCGTCATCGCGAAGATCCGCCGCGGAGTCTCCCCGCGAGAGGGCAAGCGCCGCGTCGACATCGTCCAGCAGCGCGACGAAGCACTCGCCCGCCTCGAGCAGGCGAACGAGCGCGCGGACTGGGCGGACGCAAACCGGCAGGTCGCGGTCAACAACGAGCAGCGCGCCCGCGAGCACGCCGCCGAGCTCCGCGTCCAGCTGATCTCCGCCGCCGGCATCACCCGGGACGAGCTGCCCGACTGGCCGGACATGGACCACACCATCCCCCGCGACGAGTTCCGCCAGCTCCGCCGCGACGGACAAGCCTGACCCCGCCCGCCCGGTGGCGAGCGCCGCCAGTACGAACGAAGCCCCGCAGACCATCACGGTCTGCGGGGCTTTTCGTCGTTCTGTGGGTCAGCGGTTGGTGGGGGCGACGCCGGCCTTGTGGTTGATCTCGGCGATCTGCTTGTCGAGGGTGAAGACGTCGACGAGGGTGCCGATGCCGAACAGGCCGGCGGTGAAGGTGTAGAGGATGCCGGTGCCGATCTTCCCCATGTAGTAGCGGTGCGCACCGATGATGCCGAAGAAGTAGATCCACTTGTACGCGGTGCCGATGTGCTTCTGGGGCCGTGCGTCCGAGTAGGTCGGCGCTGCGGCGGGTGCGGTCTGCTGGTCGGTCATGGTGTTCCCCTCGGATCCTGCTGTGGACCGCCTGAGCGTATGGGCAGCGACCGCTTGGCCGCGACCCTCGAACGGGTCAGAACAGACGGAACGAGAACCCCTTGCCGAGCCGGATCGTCACATGCCCACGCGACGACACCGAGAACGGGCCCTTCCGTGCCGACACGGACGCACCGCAGCCGGAGACGTTCAGCCGGACACCGCGGCCGAGCTTTTTGCTACGGCGGAACAGGAGACCCATGCACGAAGTGTGCGCCTCATCGCCGGCAGATGCGAAGTCCCCGAACGGGGCATGGCGGCGTTCAGGCCCCGCCCCCTCAACCAAGGCTGGCGGAGCGTTCTTCGTCGTTGTGGGTGCGGCTACCAGTCTTTGATCACTGCGCAGGCGGTGATGAACTCGGCGTCCGGCATGCTCTGCGGAGGCGCTTCTGCAAGAGCCAGCTGGCGGAACCCGGCGGGCTGGTATAGGTGCTCGAAGACCTTCCGTTGCGCGTCCACCACGAGGAAGCGGCCAGCGATGAGCTCACGGCTGAGGCGGATAATTTGCTTCGCCTCATCGAGGATCACCGAGCCTGGAAGTTGCGCGCTCGTGTACCGGTCCGAGCGCGCGAGCTCTGCGATCGTGTACGCGCCAGTGTGATGAATCGAGATCTGCCCGCTTAGCTTGTTCCGAACACCCTTCGATGCGCTGCTGAGGTCCAGGCTCGTCATGCCGACGGTGAAGAAGGCTGGCACGTCGATCCCCTCGTCCTCATCAGCGCAGACGAGGACGTAGGTACGGCTGTGCCCGTGGTCCTCCCACTTACGCAC